GTAACGCTCACGGGCCTTGTAACGGATGTTACCTGTAGTGAAATCAGGCTCCATTGTGGTTTCCATCGCAGTACGCTGAAACATCTTCAAGCCTTCGCCGCTGTCAGTGACAGAGGTAAGTAAGAAGAACGCATCAGGGTCAGTCAGGTAATGGTTTACCGTGTAACCGCCGGGCAATACGCCCGTGTTGCGTATCGCGTTGATGTCGTTGTCGGCAGTACCAGAACGCAAAGTAGAGTTCAAAATACGGTCAGCAACAAATACCAACTGAGGTGGAACAACAAGCTTAGACGCTTGAACAGAGATCGTTAGACCTTTGTCATCAGTAAATGTGCTGATGTCGATCAGCGCATCTTCTAAAGACGTTTCGTTCAAGTCAGCCATTGATGTTGCACGGTTAGCGGCAGTACCGCCACCAGCAAGTGGGTGAGCTGTATTGATTAAGGACACGCCGTCACCGCCAGTAAAGTTTGCGCTGAACGCATTGTTCAGTACATCAGCACCCTTGACCTCTTTGGTGTTCGCCATAGAGCGAGCCAAAGCCTTAACATACCGCTTACCTAAACTATCGTAAAGGTTGTCTTCGACAGCTTCATCGGTTAGCGCAAACGCTAACGCAACTGTGTCGTGGGTATATCTTGCAGTGAAAGACTCACTAGCGTTGTCAAATGCAACACCTTGTCCTTCTGTTTTTGTCGGTGCATTACCGAAACCAGTAATCAAAACTTCTTCTTCAAAGGCTCTTTGAGAGTCTTCTACAGAAAATATTTCTTCATACTCACGGTCATAGCTGTCATAGCTCATACCAAACAGGCTGTTGAGGCCCGGTTCTAGCTCTTTAGCTAGTTGCGCTCTTGAAATAGCCATTTTCTAGCCTCCTGTTTAAGCTAAGCCAGCGCCTTTGACGCCGAATACATGGTTTTGGATAACAACCAACACATTTGTGTGAGCTGCGCCTACATCTGAGTTAGCTGGATCTTCAGATATGTCAATTGCCTTAACTGCAAGCGTGGTGGCTGTTCCGCCATCACTAACTTTCAGCTCAGCGCCAGATATACCCGTCAATGTTGAACCAGCAGTCGTGTAAACGATGTCGTGATTACCAAACAAATCCGCTACTGGATATGCAGCATCAGCTTGAATCTCAAAAACAACCATTGGGTCATCAATGATGAAAGCAATGATGTCAGCAGCGTTTGTGCTTGCAGGGTAGAAGTTGCTAAATACTTGCTCACCAGAAGTTGGGTCGGTGTATTTGCAACCGTTAAAAACACCAACGATAGGCACTGTGCCTCCATCAGCGTGTACTTCTACACCACCACCAGTGACCTGAGCAACCATATCGCCTTGAAAAATGGAAGTTCCATAGTTTGCAGCTATACGATATCGACTCTGACCGCCGTTGTAGGGTGCGCCACCAATCATTCTGACTGGCTTCATTCCAAAAGCAGCGTCTTTATTCGCCATTTTGAATTACCTCTATTATTTTCGACCAAATGTTACGTTGCTGTCTCGTTGAGGATCGTATTTAACATAACGTGAATCGCTGCGCGTCTCATTAAACAAGTTGTTATCTAAAGCTTCTGTAGCTTCTTTTGACTTGCCTTGATAATAATCTCGCCGCTCTTGCACTGTTTCGTTAGGGATCTTTGCCAACAGCAACCCTTCGTTGTAAACCACGCCTTCATGCCTACCATTATCCATTGTCGGTAAAGAACGCCACTCTGGTGGAAGCTCAGTCCCTCTTACGAGTTCCCAGCCTTCACGCAATCTGCGCGAGACATTTGCTCTGTCTTCTTGACCCAACATTGACTCCCTGATCCACCTGTAGGTATAACCTTCGGGCGGCGGAGGGGTTTCTAATGAACGCACTGGACGCCACGGTTTTCTGCGAGTCGTATTATCGTGTGACTGCGATTCACGGGATGAACGTGCGTTTGCTTTTGTTTCTGCCATTTTAGCTTGCCTCTCTTGATGCAATTCGTTTTTTCTCTTTAGCTACTCGCTGCAACCATGCCTCGTCGGACATATTGTGCGGCTTTAAGCCTCTGAGACGCTCTAATTCTGACTTAGAAAAGCTTACGCCATTCTTATTGTCTTGTGTTTTTGATCGACCACCACCTTGGGTAGCTGAAGCGACTCTTTGCACAGCGGGTCTAGCTTCATTTTGAACGACCTTTGACCCGCTACTTGCAGATCTTGTGTGAGGATATACCGTACCGACACGGGAATCCAGTTCTTCGTAATATTCATCTGAGCCAACATCAAAGCCTTCGTTAGCCAAATTATAGTGAACATAGTAGGCGTATTGAGTCGCTTTCATGTTGTCTTCGTTATCTTGGTCGGCATACCACGGGTTTCTTTCATGCCAAGCAAGAGCGTCTTCTGTGGGCTGAACTTCTTGTTCAACTTGACTTTCTTGCTGCTGAATCACCTGCTCATTGCCTTGAGACACATACTGCTCTTGCGCCTCTTGCTGGCTTTGGCGCGACTTGGCTACTCGCAATTTTTCTTTTTGAATGGCTATGTCATTTTGAAGTTTGTTTGCTTTAGTGATCAGGTCTGCATCGCCGCTCTCGACAGCCTTGCGATAAACATCATCAATCTGAGCCTCTTTGCTGGTTAAAGCCTCTTCTTCTTTTTCTAAAACCGTATTAGATTGCTGTTGAGCAAATTGACGATACTGTTGAAGCTCGGCTTCTTTTTGTAGCGCAATCTGCTCAAGCTGTTGCGCCCTAGCCTCAGTCTCTCGGTTCTTCTGGTTTAGCTTATTAATCCGCTTAGAAACCGACTTGGTATAGTTTTCAAGCTCGTCACCGTCATTGACAACCTCGGAATCTTCTATTGGATCTTCTGTAACCTCAATAGATACTTGCTCTTCTTCAACTTGCTCAGCGTTTTGATTCTCAATCATGTAAAACTCACTATATCTTCTGGGTCGAGGATAGTGCCAATAACCTCGTCATCGTTGATAATTCGCACTTCCTCGCCATCTTCTAGCTTAAAACGCGCCCCGGCATACCTGCCAATCAACACCCACTGCTGCTCTTTACACCAAGGGGTATCACCAAACTTTTCTTTATCTGCATAACAAAGCGGCCCCATCTTTATTACGGCAGCAACAACTGTAGCAAGAGCTTCGCGGTTAACCGTTTCTTGTAATAGGTGGATTCCGCCATCTGATGTTTTTTTTCCTTTAAAGGGAAAAACAAGCATTCTCCAACCCGTTGGGTCTGGCATACGCTCAATAACTGATTTTTCTAAAAGAGTTGGATCGAGGTACCGCTCTTCGCTTGGAACGTAAGCTTCCTCAATAGTCGGTTTAGTCAAAGTTATACTTCCTTATAGAATTCTCTAATTGTGTCTTCCATTAAGTATAAACATTCAAGCTGGCCTTGCAAAGATTTATAATGTTCCATATCTTTTAACACACCATCCATCATCACTTCGCGGATCATTTCTTTTCTTTCAGCAATGACCCTTTTTAGCCTTGAGCGAAGATCAATATCATCCACTAAACTTTCTCATGGAAGTTAAAGCCGCGAGTTGCTGCACCAGCTCCACGGGCCTTTATTACTTTTATTTCACCGCCCATTGTGCGGCGAACCAGCTCTGGAGTGGTGGGTATTGATTTGATTGCTTTTTGAGGCGAGTCAACTTTTTGAATCTTGCTTAAATCTTTCATCTCTTAGTCCTCTGCTTTGTGACTTTTTTAGCTGGCGCTTTCTTTTTTGGTTTTTCAACTTCTGGCTCTGGCTCTGAAACTGCTTCTGGCTCTGGCTCGGCAACGGCCTCTGGCTCTTGAGCAACAACCTCTAGCGGAGCTGGGGGTTCTGTGCCGTTAATACGAGCCATCTTTGTTGCAATTCTATGATCGCTGATACGCTTTTTCTCCGCATCTTCAGCTTCTTTTTTTGCAGCCAGTGCCTGTTCGACTTCACGTTCTAATTTTTTCTGTACCTTCAGAGCTTCTATTCTATCTCTGACGTAACTGGTTGAGCTTCTAATCGCCATCATTGGCCTCTCTTGTTTTGCATATCAATTAATTTTAAATCAGCTTGTTGTTCAAGCCGTCTTATCGCAACGTCTAGCTTGTCATCGGCAACATCTTTTTGTACATCAAGGCGTTGTTTCGCAATTTCAGTTTCAAGGAGCTTCTCTTCAGCGCGTTGGCGCTGTTTTGCCTCAAACTGTTGATTGTCCATATCAATTTGTTTGTCTTTTAAAGCTAACTCTTGCTCACGAATTGCGACCAAGGGGTCATCTTCATCACTTTGCCCGATTGACTGCAACAAATCTTTAGTGAGCTGAGCAAGGATTGGCGCAGAATACTGCTCAACGCTCATCTGAACCTGTGAGTTCATTTGCTGAAGCTGCTCAGGAGGAACCTGACCAGACTGTTGCGCTTGCTGAACTTCCTGCATCTGTTGTTGCAGCTCAGGCGGTAACTGCTCTTGGGCCATCTCTGCCGCCATAAACTGCAAATGCTGCATCATGTGGGCAATGATTATCCCTTGAATCTGTGGGTTTTGCGTGACCACCGTAGTTAAGAACAAAGACTTATGAGCGTCGATGTGCGCTTGATGATTTTGACCTTCAAAAGCTTGTGCTGGTTGGCCCATCAAGAATCCAGAGTTTTCCAGTCCTGCATCAATCGGCATGGGCGGCTGTGGTTGTTGAGGCGGCATTAACAGGCTATCAACGTCATCTACGCCCAAGGCTGCATACATACGTCTGTAAGCCTCATATATGCCCTGCGGCCCGTGTATCTCAGGGTTAGATTGAACCATCTGCATCAACTCTTGAGCCATCGTGATGCGCTGGCTTTGGCTGAAGATGTTTGGATCAGACACGGGTATGACATCGACCCTGCCGTCAAAGTCTGCGCCCATGACTTCTTGAGGGCCGTTGCTTGACTGGTATGGATAACTCGGCGGTAGATACTCAGCAAATACTTTGGCGAGCAACTGAAACTCAATCCTTTGGCTATAGTGCAGGCGCTTGTGAATCGCGCTCATAACCTTAGTGCCACGCTCCAACAAAGCAACCGTAGTGCCTACAGGCATCGCTTGATTTACATCGCCCACATTTGTGTCGGCTATGCTTGCAAACCGCTTACCTGAGTCTACAAGCAGTCCTAGCAACTGCATAAGCACGTTAGAAGGCTCTTTGATCGGCAGCGGAATTAAGTTCTCGCGCAAACTTGCGCCTGTGGTATCTATGTCGCGGAACTCACCCGGTTGTAATGGGCTGTCCTCGTCACGAATACGCATACCGCGAGCTTTAAAACCTGCTGGCAAGTTAGCCAGAGTGCCTGCATCAATTAACTGTCTTAGGATTGAGGTGCTTGATTTAGCTATGCCGCCAATCATGTGGCTTAGACCTAAGCCGTAGAATCCAAGGCCGGGCAGAAACTTGTACTGAACAAAGAAGTTAATCTTATTCTTTAGCGGGTCACCTTCAATATAGTTTCTACGAATAGAAAGCACCTTGCTAGACTGCTCATCAACAGTAACGATGTAAGGCAGTTTTAACCCAGTAGGCTCGCCGTCTTCACCTAAATCTTCATAGCCAGCTATGTCTAAAATCGTGTGAGTCTCATAGACCACGCGATCACGATCTTCTTTGTACGAAGGTTCAACGCCTTCTATTTCATCTATCTCTTCTTCGATCTCACTTCGGCTTACATTGACACCGCCGCCTTTTAACTCTACATCAGCGTAAAATCCGCTAAGCTGTTGTTTCTTTATCTCATTGCGGCTCATGTTCAGAACGTGAGTAACGCGCTCAGCACTGCTCAGGTCTGACGCCTCGTATGGCACAATCAAATCTTCTGGAGCGATAAACTTGCTCATAGCCCTGCTTTGAGCTGTGTCGAAATAAACTTTCTTAAACGCAGAGCCAGCAATAGGCAAATAGAACAGAAGCATATCCATTTCTGGATCGTACTCTTGCATAATGTTCATTATGTAATAGTTCATAAACTGCTGAACGCGATCAGCTTGCATCTCAACCTCTGGGCTGCGAGCGCCTACGATCTCTGTTTTAACTGGGCCTTTAGCTGGCAATAATTCTTTATAAGCTTGGGCTTGAAACTGAGTGACAGATTCCGCAAGAATTGGGTGAACAACGCCACTAGACCCCGCAAACGGCTGGCTTCTAGACTCATCAAACTTCATGCCTAGATATTTAAGGCCATCAGTATAAGTTTTTTCCCACTCAGAGCGGCTGTTCTTGTCAGTCTGAACAGAGTCAATGACATCACTAGCAAGCTTGCTGAGATCGCTGTCAGATATGAAATCTACAAGGTTGGCGTTAAAATCAACCTGAGACTCTTCTGGCACGGGCGCATCAATCTCTTCATCTATAAGAATTTCTTCTTCAGTAACCAGAATTTGTGCTGCGTTGCGGATTTCATCGTTACGAGTCATTTCTGGCTCGACCTCCATTGCGCTACCCATAGGCATAACGTCTGGATTGTCTTCTGTGCCTAAGCCGCTTTTTTCAATAGCCATTAGTAGTATACCTGCCTGTCACGCCTCAAAAACTCAGCCTCTTCTGGGTAGTCGTTGCTGAGGGCTAAAAATCCACCTTGCCGAAAACGCATCAGCGCCATCGTGCTAGAGTCACAATAATCGTCATTTTCGCCAAACGGAAAACTTGCCATCTCTTCAATGACCTCTTCAGCGAAAGTTTCATCTGGTGCCCAAACCATCCCTGATTCAAATATGGGCGCTACAGAATTCATTCTGGCAATCTTATCCTGACCTCGGCTTGGTGTATAGGCTGTAACGGGTATGCCCATGCGCCTAAGCTCTTGGGTCAAAGGTGTGCCAGACGCCTTGGCTTCTATTAAAACGCAGTCTGGCTCCCAATACTTGTACTCATCGTAAGCTAGTCGTTTTAGCTCTGGAAAGTCTAGCCTGACGCGCTTCGCATCCAGCAAAATAATTTGCTCTGCGTCTGACTGAGGTGGCTGAAAAATAGCCCAAGTAGTAATAGCCGAATAGTCTGCGGTTTCTTTCTTGGAAAATGCGGTGTCGTAAGACTGAATTACATAAGTGTAGGCTGGAACAAAATCTTCATCCCACTTGCGCCACCACTCGCGCTTCACGATAGAGCCAGCCTCAGCGGTTGGGTTCTGCATCCATTGAGCATTCCACTTGCTAACTGGTAGCGATGCCTTAACACCTAATAGCTCTTCTTTCTTCCAGAACTCAGGCCATAGGGGTGTATCTGACTCTGGCATGATCGCAGGGAATTCTACGACCTCCCACTGATCAGCGTGATCGTCACCTTGTTTTTTAAGAACCTTGCCCACTAGGTCTTTGACTGACCATCGCGTCATTACGATAATGATTATCCCGCCGGGCTGTAAACGCTGTCTAGGGCCAGAGGTGTACCACTCGTAAGCCGCATCCATGCTCGTCGGGCTTAGCGCGTCTTGCTCGGAGTGAGGGTCATCAATAATCAGAAGGTCTGCACCACGCCCCGTGATGGCACCACCAACACCTGCGTAGAAACTTTCTCCGCCTTGATTTGTAGTCCACCTGCCTGCTGATTTGTTATCGGCTTCTAGCGATAGGTCTGGAAATATTTGCGAGTAATCATCTGAATCTATTAGGTTTCTGACTTTTCGACCAAAGCGAATTGCCAGCTCACCAGTGTGGGTTGATTGAATAATCTTGGTGTCACCCTTGCGGCCCATCATCCACGCAGGGAAGTAAGTGCTTGCAAACTCTGATTTAGAGTGCCGAGGAGGTAGGCAGACGATAAGCCGCTTGAGCTTGCCTTGGGCAATCTTGTTAAACTTATCGCCAATAATCTTGTGGTGACGGCCCAATATACACTCAGGCCACATATGTTTAACGAACTCAATAAAGTCGTTTTGGCAACTTTCCTGCTTGTCCATCTGATCAAACCGAGACAACAATGCAAGCGCCTCATTTTGATCTTGCTCACTCAGGATCTCAAAGTCTTTGAGTGATGGCCTAGACATTTTCCCAAGGCTCTCCTTGGAACAACAAAGCCTCAGCCTCGCGTCTGCGGATTAAGCCGTCTAAGACCTTACCGCCAGCCTTGTTCCATCGACGGATTTGATGCGGCACGTCTGCGATATCGTCTTCGTTCAAACGCTTTAACAGCGTTGATTCTTTTAGATTGGTTGGGCCTAAGTTGTAAGTCCAAGCAACCAAAGAATCAAACTGGTTTTGTGTTAAATCTGCATTCACCAAATCGTTAACGTACTGCTCAAACTCTTGCAGATCTTCAGCAAGCATATCGTCGGCTTCTTCTTGGGTACAAGTATCACCATCTGAAACACCACGGGTATGCCCGTAACCCAAGGTCGGAACATTTGCGGAACAGCGATATGCCGTTAATTCGCAACCCTCAAATTTTTTAATGAGGGCAATACCCTCATTACTCGTTACTCTCATCTTCAACAACCTCTTTGTCCAAGGATTTGTAGTATTGTATAATGTTTTGTAGTTGTCGGATATAGCGTTTAATCTCTGACATCGTTGTCGAAAGATTCTCATAACTTTTTGTAGAAAGTCCATAAAAAGCATTAGTCGGCGCGTTACCCTCATTTAAATCGTTTAGGTACTCTTGCATGGTGTCTGGCGTTAACACTGTCCACTCTACTGGCAAGGTGTTTATGGGGTTTGGTAGTGCAGGATGGTATACCGCTGCTGGCTGAACAACCGTCACAACCTCTACGGCTTTGGTTTCTGGCACATAAGGTTTTGACCCAATCAGGCCACAACCACTAAGGATTAAGGCTGGTAATATTCTCCAGATCACTTAGAACCTCCTTAGTACCTTTGTTGATTATTTTTTCTATTAGCTTCGGCTTCCTCAAGCTGAGTACATCTAAATTGTGCTTTGCGAACTTTTTTCTAATCGACTCCACCTCAACTTGTGATTGAGCGTTTTCTTTTTGCAGTTGATTCATGCGATCAAGAACTTGTTGTTGGCGCTTTTCAGACTCAATAATTTGAGTGTTTAGGGAGGTTATGCTTGTCTCCAAAACAAGCTGGTTGTCAGCAGCTTGGCGAAGCTGCGAGGCCATAACCTCTTGCTCAGCCTCGGCTTTGTCTACATACATCTTGAACGCACCAACCGTTAAAACTAACGCAACACCAAGAATGCCTGTGACTTGCCACATATTATTTCCTGTTAGACCAAGCTTGCGCCCCAAAAAATGCAGCAAGAATACCCGCAACGGATACGAAGTAGACCGCAGCCATGTCACCTAAGATACTAGCG